AGTTAAAGAACCATTTATTTGGGTATTGAGTGCAGTTAAAGAACCTAAAGTAGTATTACCTGTTGCTACTAAACTTCCAGCGTTAATTGAATTACCAGAAACTGAAAGAGAAGAAATACTTGTTGTTGCTCTAATATTAGTTCCAGTAACATTAGTAGCACTTAAAGTACTTATACCACTTAAAGCATTATTATTAAAATATAAATTTCCTGTACCACTAGCTAAAACTGCACTAACAGAACTATACTCTACAGCCCCACCACCACCAGCAATTGTTACATCTACCTCTGAAGATAAGTTATAAGAAGTTCCGTTAAATTTAACATTTCTAACTATAGTAGCTTCAGTTGCTGACAACGCAGAAGTAGCTGATCCTGCTAAGTTAGCATAATTTGAATTACCACTTAAATTTCCTGAAAATACAGCTCCACCAGATAAAATAAAATTACCACCACCAAAACCAACATTACCAGTACCACTAGCAAAAGCCTTCTGTATTGCACTAAATGCTATTTCAGAAGCAGATACTGCAACCTCTGCACCACCTGAAACATTTACTGGAATACCATTAAATATAACACCTCTAATAACATTCGCTTCTATAGAAAAAATAGCTGAATCAGCAGTACCTTCTAAGTTACCAGAAAAATCACCTCTAAACTTACCAGTTCCTGTAGTAACTATATCTCCACCAAAAGTTAGAGTTCCTGTACCGCTAGAGAAAGCATCCCTAATATTTTCAAAATCCACTACTGCTTCTGCTGATACACTACCAATAGTAAATTGTCTAGTAGTTGAATTATAATTTACAGGAACATTATCAACAGAGGTTATTAATCCCGATAAAGTAGTTCTGCCTGTACCCCCGACTGTTTCAGAGATAACATCGGTAGTACTGAAAGCAGCCAACGCAGAAGGTTGTCCGCTGTCAGGATCTACAGCAACATAAATCGGAATTCTATCAGCCATTTAAATCCTTATCGACCAGTGTCGTATATTTGTCTATCTGTTAATCTAATATCACTTATTGGTTTAATAACTCCATAGGTTAAGAGAACTTGCCCACCTACTCCAGAAGTTTTAAGATCTATTATATTAAATTTTTCTGATCCTAAACATAAGTATTCTGATTTATATGATGGAGTAGATCTTGAACATAAAATTGTTCCAAGAGCACCTGAACCAGCAGTAGAAGTTAATGCAGTAATATTTAAAGAAGTAACATTTGCTTCAGACCCCACTCTTGGAGATACAAAACAATAAGCTATATTTGCAGTAGAAGCAGCGTAACCAACTTCTAGATAATTACAATCTATTAATTGTCCTGAAGAATCTACACAACTTACTGATAGTGTTCCATTATCAGCAACATTAGCTATTTTAGAAAAAGTTCTTTGTGAATAAGTTGGGTTTGCCATATCAATCCATCTCCTCTTCTTCAGGTGCTCTTCTACCTTGTGAACTTAACTCATTAGCTAATTCTTTAACCATTTGTTCAAGATCACTTAGTTCTTGCATCATTTGTTCTTTGCTTTTTACTGGCATAGGTTCTTGTTCTTCCATGCCCTCTTCTCCACCCATTTCTTCTGGGGGCATGCCCTCTTGCTCCATTCCTTCAGGTGGCATCTCTTCTTGACCCATCTCCTCAGGAGGCATCTCTTCTTGGGGCATTTCTTCAGGAGGCATTTCTTCTTGGCCCATCTCTTCAGGTGGCATTTCCTCTCCCTCCATCTCTTCTCCTTCCATTTCTTCACCTTCCATTTCAGGATCTAGGTTTTCATCAGATTCATAACCTGTATCCATGCCACCTTCTTCTCCTGCCGTTAAACTACCTTTCATAGTTTTAATGAAACTTGAAATATCAGAGATATCATCAGCAAGTCTCTTGAAATCCACCTTAACATATTTACTAAGCATGCTATTTTCTTCTAAAATTTCTGCATAGCCGGACTTAATAAACATCTCATAGATTACATCATTAACATCTATGGCTTCTACGCCTGATTTATCTTTAATTGCATCAGCAAGTTCAGTTAAAGTCTTTTTAATTATGCTACCATTTGGTGCAAGTCTTGAAATTGTTTCAAAAATAACTACTTGAGTATTAACTAAACTCTTGAAACTTGGTGGTTCTTGTAAATTTTGAACATTTACACCATATTTTTCATTAAGTACATTAATCATGTACTCACGAACTTCTTTTTTAGCTTCAAAAATCTTAGAAGCATACTTTTGAATATCTTTTTCTGATACTCCAATGCCATCTATGTCTGCTAAAGCACTAGAAAATATTTTAAATAGATTATTTTTTGATGCTAGAGCTAGATAAGGCACATCTTTTATGGATTCTGATAGAGCTTCTATAATTTTCTCATCTTTTTCAAAGATTGAACTTGCCAATTTTTGAATATTTTTGTTTGTAGCCCAGATAGTATCGAACTCTTTTTTAGATTCTAGTAGTTCTTTCTTTACTAACTCTTGTCTACAGACCATATCGTATATTGTCTCTGAGTTACCTTCGTTTAGAACATACTCTTCTGCCTGTTCTAACTCGTCATAGCTCATATAAGGGAAATTGAATCCTTCTGATATTGCATTAGAAAGATTAATACCATTCTTAATTTCTGGGACCTTACTTATCTTTTCAAAGTTCTTCTTCAAGAAATTAACAACTTGAGGTTCAATCTCTAGGAATCTCTTGAATTCAGGTATGGAGATTATTCTTTGAGATTCATTGAACTTTTCTGTTTTACGGGCTAGTTTAGCTTGAACTGTATCAAACTTTAATCTGTTCTCCCAAAGACTAAGAAGTTCATTAAAAGCGTTGTCTGCTTTCTTGTATTCATCGTTGTATATACTTCCGACGAATCCAGACACCTTCTCATCAATAAACTCTTGATAAAGAGTATCATCTTTGAAGATTGAAGAGTCTTGAACCTTAATATTCTTTAAAGTTACGCTCTCATCAATTTCGAAAGAACCACTAATTACTTTATCACTTTCAGTAATGTAAGTAACCGTATTATTTGCACCATCAATACCAAACAGTGCAACATTCTCTCTTAATGAGCGTCCTAAACAGTCCCCTAGCTTTATTAGCAAAGCTACTTTCTTATCTCTATTTTCGTACAATGTAAACATAAATCTCTCCGTACCTATATTTTATATATGGTAGATTACCTTACTTATTTTTATTTTTTTGTTTTATTATGATCCTTTCAAGGATCATACGATCTTCAGCAGGTACACCCAAGTTATTTATTAACTTTTCAATACCTTCAGCAACGGGAGCACCTGCTTGTGGGGCTGCTGTAGGTGGAATATTTTCTGCTCCTTCTTGGCCTCCTGCCTCTCCATAACCGGGTTGGGGCATGGATGCAGCGGCTTGAGCTTGTTGCTGTTGTGCAGCTTCAGCTTGTTTTTGAGCTTCTTCTTGTGCTTCTTCTTGTATCTGAGCTAATTCTCTTTCTATTTCAGGTTCAGTCATATCATAATACTCTTTGTATAGAGTTTTATTAGATAGTAACCCTAATCCTTTAACAGCTTGAATAACTCTGGTCTTTTGCTCATCTAAGTCTAGTTTTCTCTTAGCAAACATATCTGATGGGTCAGGTAGTTTGATTTTTAATTCTTTTACTAAACTAGGTGGATATCCTTTTAGTTGTAAGTGTCTCTTAGCTATATTTTCTAGACCTACTTCAATACATTTCTGGACACGCAACACAACTCTTGCGAATTTAACATCCAACTGAGCTAGGTTAGCTTTTCTCTCAGGAGACTTATCAAATTCAACAATATAGTCTTTTGGAATCTTTAAAGCAGCTAAGAGTTTATCACGGAAGTATTTAACATCATCTACTTCGCCAAGATTCTCTGCTCCTCTTAAGGTATCAATCTTAGTTCCTGCTCCATTTCTAGTAGGAACATAGTAATCTTCATCAACGCTCATAGGATTGAATCTTGCATCAATATTTCCTGTTGTAGCGTTATAGAATTTTTCTTTTTTGAACTTTTCTTTGATTCTCTCAATAAACAACTCTGCTTTTTGAGTTGGTAGGTTACCTGTATCAATATAGAAGATTCTGCGCTCAGGTGCGCGTGCGAGACGGTAAATCATCATCGCATCTTCCATCATTCTCAAAGACTTAAATGTTCTATGGCAAGAGGCTGCAATTGATTTACCATAAGGATAAAATGCAGGATCAGAACTATGTAATCTAAAGTGAATGATTTGATTCTTGTCTAACTTAATATATTTATTAGGTTTGCCACCCATAAACATACCAGCACCAAAACTATCTAAAGAAGTTCTTTCTGGCACTTCTTGCAAGAATTCTTTTAAATAACCAAATTGATCTTCTACACGGAGAATATAAGCAGGGTTTAATATCTTAATCTTTTTCAAACCCTCTTGTTCTTTATTAATATCTAGAACAACTTCTATGAAACAGTCTCCATACTTAACTGTGTTTCTAACTATATCCCAAAGGAATCTATGAAGATGTACACGATCAAATAGTTTTTCTACTTCCTCAATAACATCTTCACTTTCTGAATCAATTTTCCAATGCTCGTTTCTAATACCTTTTAATGTTGAGTCATCAGCATAGATATCGAAGGATGCGGATATTTCGGGATAGTCATCCATCTCCTCATAATCTTTATATCTACGCTTCCTGTTCATCTCCAACTGAGGCATTATTGGAGTACGGTTAACTGCTCCCGGTATACTATCCCCTACATCAATTACCTCAGGGTTAATAATTGTGTCGCCACCCTTACCCTCTAATTCTTTTTTAATTATTGGGGCGGCTTTACGGGCAAAAAACTTCGCAAAGAATCTACCTAAAGGACCAACAGGGTAATAATACTCAGGCTCGGTAGTATTACCAAACTCTGTATACCCTTCATTTAAATTTTTCATTTCATCAGCCATTTTAATTCATCCTCAGTAATTCCTTGCTTCTGCGATTTCGATATCATTGGCAATCTTTGCTGATCTGCTTCTTTAGTTTTAAAATAATCTTGGGGGAATGTCTCTAGAAGATTTTTATAACAATGAACAGATAAGGCTAAACTCATAACAAGGTCATCATTCTTAGATTTCTCTGCCTTAGCTTTACCATGCTCATCTACTATAAAAGTAAGTAATTCATCTGAAGTCCTTGATGAATTTATTTTTATTAAATCTGTTCTAAGTGATTCTTCCAAAGAAGCTAGTAGTTGTTCTCTATTCTGAGCGGTAAGCTGAAATCCAAACTTACCTTTATCATCAGACCAAAGATTCTCATATTCTAAAACATTAAAGAGCCAGTCAATTAAGTTGTTGCCTATGGTATTCCTTTCAGGAATCACATACGCCATATTATATATACTTGCTTCTTGATTAATAATTTGTGCAAACTCATTTATTGGAGTGTTATTTGAATAAAATTCAGCTACTTGCTGTCCATTGTAAGCATTTATTATATGGAACGCAGAATAATCCCTATTCCCCCCCAAAGAAGTATCACAACCTAGGATATAAGTATAATATGGAAGAGGATCTTGCCATACCCGCATCCGATCTCCATATTTTTGATAGTAGTTTTGATTAGTTTGAGAATTAATTCTACTTAAAATTTGACCGTCGATGTAAGTTTCTCCTGTACCTAAGAATACTCCTTCGTATTCTTGCATCCACTGCCGTAAAGGTAAGTTATTTTTAGTGGTTTCTTCCCAAAGATCTACACTAAGACCTTTTTCTTCCATTTCCTTATATAACCACTCATAACCTAAGTGTCGTTTGTATTCAGGATGATCTTCCCACTTAATATCTATGGGATTAAATGAGTTTTGTTTACTTA